AGCGGGAGATCGTCGAGGATCATTTGCTTTCTGGATTGGTCAAATTGCTAAAAAGTCAGGTTTGACTAAGCAATACTTCAAAGAAGCTAAAAACGATCCTGAAGCGCAAACCAATTTATTGAATTACAGACATTACTTTATTGCAATGCCTTTTGATTCGAAAGGAATTGGAGCAATCTACTAGAATCAAATTTAGACCATAAACAAAAGGCTACTACTCATAGTAGTAGCCTTTTTTTAAATCAATCAACGTGAACGAATTTTTAAACATAGTCTTATATCCTTCGCTTTTTGCCTTTTTGGGTATAGCTGGAACCAAGTTTTGGGATTGGGTAAAACCAAAGGCGCAAAAAGATATAGAAACAGCAGATGCAAAGGCTAAGGACATTGAAAATGACAAGTCACAACTTGATTTAACAAAAGGTCTTTTGGATTTTGCTACTGAACAACTGGATAAAGCCATTGCTCAAATAAAAAAGAGAGATGATGTTATTGATACTCAAGATTTACTAATTCAAGACTTGAATGCGAAGCTCAAGAATAGAAACAAGCAGTTTGATGAGCTAACCGAGCAGGTAGCACACTTAATAACAGAGTTGACAAAGTACAAGCAATTAAATGGTAAGATATAATGAGAACGGCTAAAGGAATAAAACACATAGCTATTCATTGTTCGGCTGGTTTCGGCAATCGGGAATCAATAGAGGCTTTTTGGAAAACCAAAGGATGGAAGTCTCCTGGATACCACCGATTAATTGAAGTGGATGGAACCATACACAAGCTACTCGATTTTAGTAAAACATCAAACGGTGTTTTAGGTTTCAACGAGCAAACAATCAATATCTGCTATGTAGGAGGTGTTCAAAATAAGGGAACGGCGCGACAACCAATTTGGAAAGGCAAAGACACCCGAACAGAAGCCCAAAAAACAGCTATTAAAAGCTGTATAAAAGAGGCTCAGGAATGGTTAAAAAACAACGCAAACACTAACAAAATTATCATTCAAGGACATCGTGACTTTTCACCTGATTTGAACAAAAACGGAATCATTGAAAGTTGGGAGCGCATTAAAGAATGTCCTTCGTTTGACGCTAAAAAAGAGTATTGATGAAATCACTAAAACACATTGTGTTGTCGTTTTTCTCACTCGTGGTACTGGCTTCCTGCGGAAGCGCGAAGCCCGCCGCGTTTGAAAACAGATCACAAACCATCACCATCAAAGAAACGGTGTACGACACCATTTTTAAGATAGAAAAAGACAGTAGCTCTTATCAGGCATTATTAGAGTGTCAAAACGGAGTAGTCGTTATAAAGCAGGTTGTTCAAGCCGAACCAGGGCGCACATTAAAAAGCCCAAAGGTTCGGCTGGATAACAACCAGTTGAAAATTGACTGTGAAGCACGAGCTCAGGAATTACTCGCTCATTATAAAAACACACATCAAACGAGTAACGAAGTCATCAGAGTGCCGGTCGAAGTAAATAAACTGACTTGGTGGCAGGAAACACAAATTAAACTATTAAGAATCATTGCCATTATTTCGCTCTTATTAGCAGTTTGGCTATTTGTAAAATCTAAAATCACATAAAATCATGCACAAAATTTTTGAAACAAATCCAGACTTAAAGAAAGCGTACATCACTTCAGATGGAACACCATTTTATCAAGAGACTGACGCAAAGAATCACGCCAAAACCTTAAAGGATAAAAGCGTTGAACCCGTATTTAACGAAAAGGAATTACAGGTCGTGGATGAGGAAGAGTTGACGGATGCCGACCGAGAAATGGCAGAATTCGAAGCAGCTGAAAAAGAAAAAGAAGCTAAGGCAGAATTAGCTAAGTCATTAGCCGAATTTGATCCAGCGGTTACTAAATATCCAGAAGCGGTAAAGCTATTCAAAGCTTTAGGTTTGGAGGCTGAAAACGAGAAAAAAGACACAATCTATCCTTTGCTAGTGGCTGCAAAAGCAAGCGCACAAGAAGGAACTAATACTCAAGAGTAATGGGAAAACCAAAAGTAAGTATAGGCTTTGAAAACGGCAACCTTGGGGTTGTCGCTACAAGCCCCGACGGAATTTGCTCTATTATAGCAAGTGCTGTGGCAAACGGTACTTTTGCTTTAAACACTGTTTATACGGTGTTTAGTTTGAAAGAAGCCGAAACATTGGGCATCATAGGTGGAATTTCTAACTATGAATTGCACAAAACCATCAAGGAGTTTTATGCTGAAGCGGGAGACGGGACTGAACTTTGGATTTATGGCGTTGCCAAAACCAGAACTTTAGACGAATTAGTTGCAGACAGCGCAACACTTTTAATGGCATCTAATAGACGTATTCGTGTTGTATTATGCAAATATGCTCCAAGCGTTGCTGAAGTACCGAGTGAAAACGGTTTGCGTGAAGGCTTTCCAGCTACGTTAGCAGCGGCTCAAGCGATTGCTGATGATTTCACCGAAAACAAAATACACCCCGTTGTTTTTGTTATCGAAGGATATAATTACACAGGAGTTCCTGCCGATCTAATAGGTTTCTCGGCGACCACTTACAACCGTGTAGCGGTTTTAATTGGGGATACCGAAACAAGAACCGGAACAACCGCATCGAAAGGTGCTGCGGTTGGAGTTTTGGGTGGTCGTATCGCTAAGAACCAAGTACATGTTAATGTTGGGCGTGTGAAAGATGGCGCATTGAAACCTTTAGAGTTCTTTGTCCTGGACACACCAATTGAGCAGGTTAATATTGATGCTTTGTATGACAAAGGATTTATCACATTGACTACTCACGTAGGTAAATCGGGTTACTATTTTGTAGATGATCATTTGGCTTGTACGGTTGAGGATGATTATCATTTCTTAACTCGTAGACGTGTTATTGATAAGGCTTTTGTTTTAGCAAATCAAACCTTAACCAATTTTGTCCTGGACACCGTTCCGTTGACGAACGAAGGAAAAATACAAGCGGCTTATGCTAAGGCATTAGAGGCTGAAGTGGAGCGAAAAATTGCACAGGAAATGTCAGCTAAAGGGGAACTTTCAGTTGATGAGACCGTAGCAAATGATACAGGAGCTGAATGTGTAATTGATGTTACTAACAACATCGCACAGGATTCAACAATAAAAGGAAGAATCAGAGTGCGTCCTCATGGATACGGTCGATTCTTAGAATTTACAATCGGATTTAATACAGGGCAATAATTATGGCATTTAATTCAAGACAATACGAATGGGGCGATATGACTCTCATTTTAGGAGGTAGGGATGTAACTGGAATCCGAGCAATTAAGTACACAGAAAAGATAGAGCAAGAACCATTGCATGCTAAAGGGAGATTTCCTCAAAGTATTCAAAGCGGAAATATCACTGTAGAAGGAGAGATCACTGTTTTGCAATCGGAGCTTATTGCTTTGGAAAAAGCAGGTAACGGTTCTATTTTGGGACTAAACCTAGATGCAGTTGTCGCTTATGGTAATCCGTCTTTAGGAGACGCTATGACAACAAATAGAATTGTTGGAATTTCTTTTGGTGAATCATCAAAGGAATTGAAACAGGGTGATAAATTCATGGAAATTACAATTCCATTTATGGCCTTGAGAGTTTTAAACCAAGCATAACATTAAAGCACTCCTTCGGGAGTGCTTTTATAAAAACCACAACAATAAACAATGAAAAAAGCAACCGCAGAACAAATAGCAGAATGGAAAGCGCAACATTTAAATGTTTATGCGCTGAAAGCCAAGGAATCGGATAAGATTTGTTATTTGAGAAAACCAACACGTCAAGAGTTAAGCTATGCTACAAAAGCAAGTGAAACCGATTCTTTAAATTTTAATGCCTCAATTTTAAAAAGTTGCTGGCTACATGGTGATGAGGAAATCATGACAAACGATAGTTTGTTTTTGGGAATCTGTCCTATGCTAGACGAAATATGCGCCTTTGAAAAATTTGAGCTGGAAAAGCTGTAGAGTCATCGGCAGTTCATGAGAATGACTGGCTCCGAATAGCGAACGCTCAATTAAGGTATTATTATCATCTTAATCCTGATGACTTGACAGACAAGGAATGGGCAAATAAATACGCTGAATTAATTTATATCAAAAAACTAGAAAATCCTTAATCACAATGAGCAATACATTAAGCTACATGATTCAAATCAACAGTAATGTTGATAAGGCTAATTCTACTATTGATAAATTTTCGAATAACGTTCTTACTGGTATTGATAAAATTCAAAAAAGGTTCAATTCTCTAAATATGAACGCTTTTATCCAAAACGTGAGCGCAGCTGCTGACGGAATTGCGAGCATGAACAAGCCCGGACTGGATTTAAGTACAAGTATGTACGACCTTCAAGCAATTACTGGAGTTACAGGACAAAAACTAAAAGACATTGAAGGGTATGCCCGCCAAAATGCTAAAACATTTGGTGGTGAAGCATCCCAATCAGCTGAGTCATATAAGTTGATTCTTTCTCAATTATCACCTGAGATTGCCAAAGTCCCTAAAGCTTTACAAGCTATGGGTAGAGAGGCATCGATAACCAGTAAGTTGATGGGCGGTGATACTGTGGCTGCAACTAATGTTTTAACAACGGCATTGAATCAATATCAAGTTGCGCTTGATGACCCTATAGCTGCGTCGAAGGAAATGGCACGAATGAACAACGTAATGGCGGCATCTGCCAAAGAAGGTTCTGCTGAATTGCCACAGATTGCACAAGCTTTAGAACAATCAGGATTAGCAGCTAAAACGGCAAGTGTAGGATTTGAGGAAACAAACGCTTGGATTCAGGTATTGGATAAAAATGGTAAAAAAGGAGCTGAAGGAGGTGTTGCATTGCGTAATGTAATGGCAACATTAGCACAAGGACGATTTTTACCAAAAGATGTAAGGACTGAATTAAAAGCAGCGGGTGTTGATATTAATAAGTTAACGGATAATTCGGTGTCACTATCCGAAAGGATAAAGCCACTTAAAAATATCATGCAGGACCAGGCATTAGTAACTAAGTTGTTTGGTAAAGAAAATAGCAACGCAGCTATTGCTATGATTTCGAATACTGATGAAGCCGAAAGGTTGACTAAAGCCGTGACCGGAACTAATACAGCGTATGAACAAGCTGCTATTATTATGGAAAGCCCTTTGGAGAAAAACAAACGGCTAAAGGCTCAAATAGATAATTTTAAAATTTCACTTTTTAATGGTACGAATGGCTGGATAGGCTATGCAGATGTTTTAGGTAATACCGCTCGTGATTTTTCGAATCTAATGCCAATAATGCAAGGAGCTGGCACCGTGTTTTCAACTTTAACAAGTGCTACAAAATTGCAAGCGTTGTGGACATCGATAGTTACTGGAGCTACAAGCACATGGACTGGCGCACAAGCGGCATTTAACGCTATAATGGCAATAAATCCAGTTGTTTTGATTGTTGCTGGTGTTGTTGCTCTAGTGGCTGTAATTGCTCTCGTTGTTTCAAAAACTGAAGGATGGGGAAAAGCATGGAAACATACCATTAATGGTGCAAAACTACTTTTTGTAGCCTATGTTCAAACAGCAAAAGCACAATTTAATATGTTAGTAAACGGATTTATGATTGGTATAAATAAAATTCAAATTGCTTGGTATAAGTTTAAAAACATAGTTGGATTAGGCAACAAAGCCGAAAACAACGCCCAGATTTCACAGCTAAATACACAGATTGAAGCTCGTAAGAAATCAATTGTTGATGGTTATAAAAAAGCAGGAAACACAGCAGTTCAGGCAGCAGGTGAATTTAGAGCTGCTTACGACTCCGTAAAATGGAAAAAGGAGAAAAAAGCCAATGAAGCCAGCGGAATAAGTAAACCCGGATTACCAGAAACTAATTTAGGTAACGGTGGTGGTTCTGGCAATACTAATGGCGGTTCGGACAAAATGAAAAAAAGTAATGAAGCCGTCGCCACTGGTGGTACTAAGCACAATTACATCACTATAAAGATTGAGCAATTAATCGGTTTGAAAGCCGATAATGTAAACGGCGGTGCAACTGCTGCTAAACAATCGGGCGAAGGTGTTACAGATGAGTTATTAAGAATTTTAGCAATGGCTGGAACAGCTAACGGATAATATGGCTTTAGATAATCAAGATTTATTGTTTGCTAGTTTGATGGGAAGTCGAGCAGTTAGTTTAATTCAAAACGCAAATATTTTGAACGGTGAGTTGCGCAAACACGTTTTGCCAGTTATCCCGTTTTTGCCTTTGAAAAATGATAATAACGTTTCGGATGTACCGGGCAAAGCAATTAATATAAATGACAACTGGACAACGCCTAACGCTATTAATGAAGACGAACAGTTTTTTCCGTTAAGTTTTTCTTTTACTAAAGATAGTACTCGGTGGGTTTTTCCGTATGAGCCTATGATTGATTTTGGATCAGGGAATAACATTGTAAAACGTAATGTTGCCAAACAAGGCGACAAATTGATAGGAACAATTAAAGAGCGTTGGAGTCGAAAAGATTTTGATATTACCGTAACCGGTGTATTGATAGGAAGCATTATGCAGGGAAAGCCCGAAGATTGTTTTCCAAAAGATCAATTTATTGAGTTGTTTGAGTTTTTAAAACATTCGAAGGAAATTTTTATTTACTGTCATCCTCTGGACTTATCAGGAATTACAAAAGTGGTAGTAGAGGATTATCGTTTCCCGTTTACAAAAGGCGAAAATGTACAAGCTTATGAATTGAAATTGACCAGTGATCACCCTTATGAACTTTTGATTAAAGAAGATTTTTAATGTATGACATTAACTGGAATATTCGATTTAAAACTGAAGGAGTAAATTATTCCTTGCGTACTGTTGAGTCTATTGATATTGAATGTAGTGTTGATAATTTAGTCGATACGGCTGTGATCACATTACCAGAGGCTGTTATGAATCAGGTTTTAAATGTTGGTAAAGAAGTTAAACGAGGCACGGAAGTGATTATAAAAGCGGGCTATGATGGCGAATTGCAAACGGAATTTGTAGGCTATGTTTTGGACGTGGTTAATAGTGATAATTCATTAAAAATTAATTGTGAAGATGCTCTTTTTCTATTTAGAAAAAAGGTTAAAGATGTAGAATTGAAACCTACGTCGGTGCCAAAAATCGCACAGCTTTTAATTAATCAAATTGATTCGTCCTATAAGTTAGTTTGTGATTATACGATCAGTTATGAAAAATTTGTCATTCATCAAGCCACAGCTTATGATGTATTAAAAAAAATAACGGAAGAAACTAAGGCTAATATTTATTTCGACACCGAAAAAAAAGAGTTGCATATTCATGCACCTTATATTGAAAAGGGTGGTGAAGCTATTTATTCGATGCAAAGAAATGTTGAAAATAGTTCTTTGGAATTTAAAAAAGCTATTGACCGAAAAGTTGAAGTAACGGTTGAAAAAACAAATTTGAACGGAAAGGTTGAGAGTTATACTGGAGGGACAACTGGAGGCGATAAAATTACTTTGAAAGTAGGATCAATTGCAACAGCTGATTTAAAAAAAATAGCCGATGCGGAACTAATAAGGCGATCGGCTGATATGTATGAGGGAAGTTTTGACACCTGGGCAATACCATTTGTAAAACCAACCTACTCAGTTAAAATTAAAGACGAGGATTATCCCGATCAGGATGGAAAATACTATGTAGTTGGCGTAAGCACTTCGATAAGTGAAAATGGCTTTAAAAGAACGGTTAAACCGGGTATAAAATTGAGTTTGTAATGGATACAGCATCAGAAATAAAACAAGCCTTAATTAAAGCTTTGGGAATTACTCCAAACCTCGCTATAACAGCTACTGTACTTTCTGTTGAAAATGACACTTGTACCGTAAAATTATTAAGTGAGTTGGTTTTGTCTGACGTGAGGTTGAAAGCTACTATTTCAGATGATACAGACAGCTTTTTAATTGTTCCTAAAGTTAATTCTGAGGTGATATTAATGAGCCAAACAGGGACTTTAAGTAGTTTGATGGTTATCAAAGTAGATGCAGTTGAAAAGATACTTTATAAAAAAGGAGATTTTGAGTTTGTGGTTGATGGAACAACCGGGAAAGTTAGTTTGAAAAATGAGACTGTGAATTTTGGTGGGTTGGTTTCGCAATTCATTACTGAAATTAAAACGATGATTATTTTGACTCCTGCTGGACCAGGTAAAGTAGCGCCATCGTCAATTATAAAACTGGAAGCTTTGGACACTAAGTTTAAATCAATTTTAAACAGCAATTAAAATGGCATTAAATAAAGCAGGATTAAAAACAACGATCATATCCATTTTGACGGATATGTTGGCAAAAGAAGAAAATTCGATTGAGGAATTTGCTACTCGATTAAGTGATGGAATTGATGTTTATGTGAAGTCAGGAACGGTAAGTGTTACAGTTGCCACTACTGGAACAGCAACGAATCATACAGGAAGTGGAACGGGAACAATAAGCTAATTATGAAAGATAGAGGAATTCAATTATCAGATGGCAACGGCGGATTGGAAGCAATTGACTTAAAAATTGAAGTACAACGTGACAGCAATGGAAAGATTGCTAAGGGTTTGATAGTAAGTAATACTTTGAGTCAAAATCAAGCACTTTTATTAATTGCTAATCCTGGCGAAATCAAATTTAGTCCTACGCTTGGAGTGGCTATTGTTGAATTGACTTTAGATAATGATTATTTGCGTTTTCGAAACCGAATTCGGGAGGATTTTTCCAAAGATGGGTTGAATGTAAGGTCGGTTGAATTGTCACAAGGGATCCCATTAAAAATTGAAGCAAGTTATGAGTAGTGTAATAGTACATCAAGGGCAAACTTTATTTGATATCGCCGTTCAAGAAAGTGGCAATGTCGATGCGGTTTTTGATTGGGCTTTAAAAAACAATAAGTCCATTACAGAGGAACTTGTAACGGGCGAAATTCTGGAAAATCCCGAAAGTATTTATACAGAAATAGCGGTGACTAATTATTTTAAAACAAATAATAGCAAACCAGCCACCGCAATAACCGCACAAAACCACGAGCTAATTGTTCCCGATGATGGAATTGGCGCAATGATAATCGAAAACACATTTATAGTAGGATAATGGCAAGAACTAAAAAACAAATAAAAGCAGAAATCACTACGCCCTTTATGGCTAATGAAACTTTGGCTGCAAAATACGGTTACGCGGTTGGTGCTTCATTTGATGCGGAATTTTCATTGGTGAGTTTGGAGAATATTCTTTTTGAAATTGTGGCTTTGGCGATTTTTATTCACGAGTTGTTTTTTGATCAACACACAAAGGAAGTGAACGAACGACTAGCCAATGAAAAAGCGGGAACGCTTCCTTGGTACCGAACAATGGCTTTGCGGTTTCAATTTGGTTTTGACTTAGTAGCTGATAAAGATTATTTCGATAATGGTAACGCTAATGTGGAACAAATTGAAAACTCAAAAATAATCAAATATGCTGCGGTAAATGAAGCGGCGGATAGTAGCCGTGTCATTCTTAAAATAGCGGGAGAAACTAACGGCGTTTTATCTGATTTTGACGACCCCTCACAGGTGGAAGCGATTCAGGCTTACATCAATGAGATTAGAGTGGCGGGTGTTCAGGTTACGATTATTAATTACAAAGCTGACAGACTGTATATCAATCTACAAATCAAACGGGATGCTTTAGTGCTTGACGAAAGTGGAATGAGCAAACTCGACGCTAATTACCCCGTTAATGAAGCGTTACAGGAGTTTATGAAAGAACTTAAATTTAATGGTGAGCTACAGCTCTCTTTATTGATCGATAAGTTGCAAATTATTCCTGGTGTTCTTGACGCTACTTTATTGAGTGCCGAAAGTTCGTGGATTGATCCCGCACTAAATGGCTACGGAACTCCACAACCGATATTTGTTTCTAAGATTGCCGAAAGCGGCTATTTTGAAATTGTAACTTTTGATAACATCAATTATGTGGTATAAGATAGACTGGAATATTCTGGCGTTGGATAATTTGCCAACGATGTTGCGAAAGCCGTCTGTCTCTGCCTTGGCGCAAATTCTGTTAAAGCCGCTTAATAGCCTTTATTACAAATGGTACAATTGGCGCATTGACAACATTTATAAACTGGAACACACGAACCAAATTTGCTATTTAAGAGGGTCGCTTAACGATAAGTTTGACCCAGTTGAGAGGCGTATTTATATAGGTGACGGATTGCTGTTTGACACGCAGTACATCTTTACCGAGGCGGAAGAACAGGACGTTTGGTTAGGTACAGAAGCCGAGGAGGAAATGGTGTGTCTTAGAACCGAAGCTGAAACGGCGGATACGGGTTTAGACTTCATTGTTTATGTTCCAGAAACCATTTACAACACGCAATTAAACGGGCTACGTGCTCACATTGAACTTTATAAAGCTGGCGGCAAACGCTATAATATTATTATAGATGAATAGATCAAATTTTAATCAAACAGGCGGTTATCCATTAAAAACCGAACGATTGCAGGAAATGCAAACGGCGTATTCGATTTTTAACGCTTTGGGAGCCTTGGCGGGAGATTTAACCATTATATCTGGCTGTAAATTGACGGGTACGACTATTGGAGATGGTGCTGTGTACATTGGTGGCGAATTATACGCTTTCAAAGCGGCGGCCGTCACGCTAACATCGACTGTAGTTATAATTGAAGAAGCCGTAAACCGTGGATTTAAAAACGGAGGCCTCAAGGAAGTTCACACGATACGCTACGCCACTTTTGGCACGGCGGAAACTTCGTGGCCGTGGACTGACTTTAAACGAATGGACAGCCTGAAAAGTATTCAGGCTAGGCTTTTGCCTGCGGGAACTAACCCGCAATTGTACTGCGGCTCAGTTTCTACTATTCCAACGGGTTGGCAATTGTGTGACGGTAGCAACGGTACTCCAAATTTAAAAGGTCAATTTATTGTGGGTTACGACCCTGATGATGCCGATTATAATGCGATTGGGATGATTGGCGGAAGCAAAAAAGTAAGCTTGACCGCTGCCAATAATGGGGTTCACTCCCACACTTATAAACAATACGAATTAGACCAAGAGGTCTCAAGATACGGAAGCGGTGTAAGAGCGATTAATAAATACAATACGCAAACTGGCTCCTTTACAACGGAACAATCAGGTTCGGGCACTCCGCACGAGAACAGACCGCCTTATTACACATTAGCTTACATCATTTATATAGGATAACATTATGGCAACATTAGCACAAATATACGATTGGTTCATGACAGGCAAAAAGCCTACGCAAGCTCAGTTTTGGGCTTCGTGGGGTAGTTTTTGGAATAAGAGTGAAACGATTCCGCAAAGCGCTATTTCTAACCTTACAAACACATTGAACGCTAAAACGGAAAACGACCAGTTTAATGCACACAAGGTGGCGGAGGATGCTCACGCTGATTTGTTTTTAGGCAAAGAAGATAAAAACAAAAAAGGTGATGCTAATGGCTATGCGCCTTTGAATGAATTTATAAAGCTAGCAGCGGACTATTTGAATATTGTAAACGACGTCGTAACTGGTGGCGCAACTTCATTGTTAAGTGCTGAGCAGGGCAAACTTTTACAGACACAAATTACAGGGATAAATTTATTGTTGACATCAGACAATATCAATTTAGACAGCGTTCAGGAAATTGTTGATGCTATTGAGACGGTGCAAACATCGTTGAGCACGATCTTGGTGAATGACTTGACCACGGGTGGAAACACTAAGGCGTTGACGGCTGAGATGGGGAAGAGTTTGAAAGGGTTGATTGATGCTTTAAGCACAACCGTTGGCAATATTACTAGTAATGTGGTGACAACATTTAAACCCATTCTTTCCACGGCTTTAACGGCTCAAAACACAGCGGGAATAGTAGCGTATATCAATGCGTTAAATCCAGTTCTTGCAGTTGCTGCCAATGAAATTGTAAAATTCAATACTACGGATACTGGACGTGTTTTTGAATTGAGATTAAGAGGTAGAAGTTTCGGAGTGGGTCAAGCGGCAATTGTTGCAGCAGATGTTTTGGACGTTACAGATTTTTTAAATAAAGATGTGCGATTGAGTAATTATCCTAGTACTCGAAACGATGGGCAACTGCCTACTAACAAAGTACTAAGTACAGATGCAACAGGAAACCTTAAAATGTATTCTATTGCTATTGCACCTGCACCTTACATTCAAGAATTAATACCTGAAAGTTATTTGCCTGATACAACAGGTAATATTAGAATATTAGGTAGCTTTTTTACACCTAAAATGTGTGATAGAGCTGCTAATCCTAATGCTATTATTTTAGGTGGGGTTAATACTATAAACTACGCAATCTTTAAAAGTAGTAATGAGATTTTAGTTAACGTTACCACAGGGGCGATAGAAGGTAGTTTTTCTATTACTATGAACAATGGATTAGTAACAATAAAATCAGACGCACTTTTAATTAGTTTAGGAACTTTAATAAAACCTACGGTATCTGATTGGAATACTATTGTAGAGCCAATTGACCTTGACACTGTCGCATCGGTTTTAACTGAAATTGCTTATTCAGAAGGGGCTGCTTTTTGGAATCAGCAACTTGATGTTACTAAGGATTTTGAAATTCGTTTTAATTTAAAACAAAGTCCATTAGTTCCTAATATAATATTTAGTTCAGAAAACTTATCAGCAGGGTCTTTACCAATATTTAGAATTATGTCAGTTTTAGACGACTCTGTTTTGTTTTATTATAGAAACTATAGAAACGCATATATAACTGGTCATAAGGGTGATAATTCATTAATTATTCCTCAAATGCCTAGTGGGGGAACAGCACAAGCTGATTATTTTAAAGAACATAAAATAAGGTATATTTCAGGTATATGGTATTTCTACTTTAATAATATATTAAGATACACCTCAAATGTGCATAATGGTATTACGAACAACGTAAAACTAAAATTCAATGTAAAAGCCGTTGATTTTGAAAACATTAAATACATCCTATTAACATAATAAATATGAGCGCAAGACTAGTAATAGATTATATCATAGAATTAAAGGGTATTAACATCAATACCCTTACAGATAAAGATTTCTCGTCAATCAGTTGGTTGAATGAGAGAGAGCCAGTGTACAATATGAAAGGCGAAAAGGTATCAAAGTCATATTATTATGAAAATACCAAAGAAGCCATTCGTATTGTTTACGGAAAGATTTTTGGAGATTTTGAATACAATGGAGTTGTCTATCCAAACATATATTTAGGTTGGAAAAAAACAATGAACTGGATAGACTGGGCAGGTGAAAAAGCTCAAGTTAAAGAAATGCAACCCTACTACTTTACTTTAGAACCTGTATTTAAAGCAGATGGTACTGAAACATTAACAGGTTTTTCAAGTCCTAAAATGAGGTCTGTATTGAGAGAAGAAAGATTTAAAGCTGATGACTACCTTCAAGCTAAGAATATAGCATTGTACACCCTTTTAAATACTGCTTACACTGCTGAGTATAGTAACTACATGAAAACAGGGAACAGTAGCTCTTTTGTAAATGCTGTAAATGCAGAAACTAACACAGAAGTCTTAAATGCTTTAAACACTGAAGTATTTGGGTATGAGCCTATGACAGTCAAAGAATTAATATTTATGAACTTACAGTAATATGGGTACTACATTATCATTTTTGTCACTTTTTTTAGCAATATGGCTTTTTCCTCTAGGTCTGCTGACAACATTTTTTATCAATTTGTACAAAAGGCGTTGGAAGTTTTCTTTTAAGCGTTTAGATGATCAGTTTTTAAGCATTGCTACTAGTATAGATGCCTCGGCTAACGTAGTTTGCAAAGACTTGTTTAACCTGATTTTAATAAAGAAAGGAGGTTATGAATTTGGTAAACGTAAAGAAACAATATCGAGTGTATTAGGTAAAAATCAGCGTGATAACACGCTCACGGGGATAGGTAAAGGAGTTGCCTTTGTCCTGGACAAAATAGATCCTGATCATTGTGCAAAAAGCATCGATAGTTTAGTGTAGTTCCTACGGAGGATGGGAAGTAAAAATAGTCCTCCAACAAATTTAAGTCTTACCACAGAATTAAAAATATAGCCAAAGCCACGAGCGTTGGAGGACAAAGTCTTCTATGCTCGTGGCTTTGCTGTTGTAATAATTCTGTGGTCAGGAAAATATAGTATAATAAATAATTTAATCAATCATCAATCAAAAATCGAATGGAAACAAAAAAGAAAATTTTCACTGCAGCACCTTTGCCATTTATGGGGCAAAAACGCAAATTTCTAAAGCAGTTTAAAACCGCTTTAAAGCAATACCCTGACAATGCAGTCTATGTAGACTTATTTGGCGGCAGTGGTTTGCTAAGTCACACAGTGAAGTCAGTTTACCCAGATGCAAAAGTAATTTATAATGATTTTGATAATTTTAGAGAACGCCTTGAGAATATCGATAAGACTAATCAGCTTATTGAAGGCTTAAGGGCTATTTTAAGCGATTATCCAAAAGATAGTAGAATTATTGGGCGCACAAGAGATAGTGTTATAGCGTGCGTCAAATTAGCTCACGAGGGCGGTTATGTGGATTATATTACATTGTCTTCTAGTATTTTGTTCAGTATGAAATACGTGCTTTCGTTTGAAGCTTTGGAAAAGGAGACGCTTTATAATTGCGTTAGGAAGTCCAATTATAGTGGCGTGGGCTATCTGGAAGGCATTGAAGTAGTGAGCAAATGCTACAAAGAGTTATTTGGGAACCACAAAGATACCGTTAATGTGGTATTTCTAGTTGATCCTCCTTACCTGTCAACTGATGCCGGAACGTACAAGAGTTACTGGAAGTTAAGGGATTATCTGGACGTGCTGCAGGTGTTGGACGGTACAAATTACTTTTATTTCACGTCTAACAAGTCCTCTATCATTGAGCTATGTGAGTGGATTGAAACTAAAACACCTATGAGTAATCCGTTCACGGGTGCTGCAGTGGAGTCTATGAACGCTACAGTTAACTACAACTCAAGCTACACGGATATCATGCTCTATAAGTAATGGACGCATAATATTAGTTAATGGGTCTTTAATTAGTGTTTAAACTTAGTTTAAAAGCCTGTGCATTAAATGCACAGGCTTTTTTTTTTGATACTTTTCGTTGTGTATTTATGTACTTTTGGTT